CCGTAACTGGCACTTCGAGGTATGCGCTCCAGAGTGAGGCTGTGCGCTGCATATTGTCGCTAGGGTGACCGTAATCAAGTCCTCGGTCTTGGATAGTAGCTCTCGCTTCGTTGAGGTAGTCACGGGCGTTCATCGACCAACCTGCTCGAGCTGACGCTGTGTCTTACGCAGAGCTATACGCCCTGCAATTTTGCCGTGTTCGTGTCCCTTTGAGTAGCCAATAAGAAAGCCAGTAAATGCACCGACTAGCCCCATCAGGACAAGTGCTTGATCTGTGTTCATTGTGAGCCCTTCTGTACCCGTACTTCGTGTACGTCAGAAGTATTACAGCAGATGCCGGCGACAGAAGCCAAACTTGTATAACGAAACGATAACGATTTCATCCACAGTCTCGTCTCCGAAGTCTGGCCTAGCGAACCCTTCCATAGACCTTGCCTTGGACTATGAACGTGCCGTTCTTCTCGATGTGGATAATGTCCACCTGCACGTTGCTTCCCTTGACATACATGATGGCAAAGGCTTGCTGCCAATTAGCCGTTCCCTTGACGTATCCAGCCTGTCTAAAGTCCATGAGATTACCTACCTCAACCCCATGTAGAACACGCCCTATACGGCCTCCAGAGGCTTCTGTGAAGGCGCTACGCCCTGCCCTGTGAGTATGTCCTGAGATGACGTTCTTGCCATGCCTACGGGCTGCTTCTAGGGCTGAGAGACCGCCTAGTTGCTTGATAGGAGTATGGTCGCCATGGACTGCAATCCAGTTAGGAGCAATCGCCATTGGGTTCTTGTGAAAGGTTATGCCTAGTTCATCGAATTTCATAAACTTCTCAAAGCGCAGTTCCGGAAGGCTTAAAAAGCTGGGAATCTTCTTCATGATTATGTTGTATAGACGGTCTGTGTGGTTAGATCGTATGCAGTCTGTAACGCCTAGTTCCCATAGAAGCTGAACGCATTGGTCTCGGTCATCGCCAAGGCTCTGCTCGTAGGCTTGAGGCGTACCTTCTGACCACTTACTTATAGTCTGAAAGTCAATCTCGTCACCTATGGTAACTGTCTGGTCTGGCTTGAAGGTCTTAATGAACCTAATTATATTTTGGGTTACATGTACATCATGATATGGAACTTGAAGGTCGGACAGAATCAATATCCGTTTGACTGTCATTTAGTCCTCGTCATCGTCCTCGTAGGGATTACCCGATATTTTCTCGATGGGCTTGACTGGCAAAATCCAGTCAGGATAGGACTCACGATCTAGTAAAAGCCAGAAAGCCATATCAGTAGAGAAGCCAGCCTTGCGCAGACTGGTGTAATAAACGTGCAAAGCAATGCAGTATTGGTCTAGAGCTGAGTAAGCATCTAGGTCAATGACCTTCTTAGTTCTTGCCATGAGATAAGTGTTACTTACCTAACATCTCGATGATTGTATCGACACGCACTTCAAGGCGATTGACCTGATCTTTAATGCTAGAGCCGCCGTTAGGCTTAAGCTCTGTCAGGTAATGCTTAATCATGAACTGGGTATATGAAGCAACACCACCAAGCACAGTGACAACACCCACAGCCCAAGCAGCATAATCTACCGCGCTCATTTTTTAGGCGTGGCGTATCCGAATACACCTGCAACGATTGAACCAAGGATTGCGCGATAGTCCAGAGCGAAGTTAGAGGTTGTACCCCATACTGCTAGGAACGCTCCTACTGAGATTATTGCTGGGTGCTTCATGTTCATGCTGTTCCACCTATCATGGGTACATTAAAGAACGAGCCATCTGCATCGCCCTTCTTGGTAAAGCTAATATGGCAATGATGATTGTGCTTATTAGACCCAGTGTAAGGACGCCAAGCCCAAGACTTCTTAGACGATGCGATTCTGCCATCGAAGATAATATAAGAGATTCTCTTATCGCCACGTTTAGCGCATAGTCGTAGTTGATCCGCAAGGTCAGGCATGAGGTCTGGCTTTGCTTTGCCAGATAAATCCCTGTCAATGTCAATGGCTCGGACGATACCTTCTGCATCAGGATTGTGGTCAGAAGGACGAGATGCATGACGTAAGTCGCCGACCCACCCGTCCGAGGATCTATCCCTATCTGCGCCGTAAGTGTCATCGACTTGCAGTCTTAGCTGCTGTCCTGCCTTACAGAGTTTTGGTGTGGGCTTCATTAGCACACTCCCAACGCTTCTGTGAGTTGAGAGTTAATTCGTCATGACCACAGTTAGGCATTGGAGCAATAAAGGCATTATCTATTGGATCATAGGTATAGCCAACACCTGCATAGTTATAGCGAAAAGTTCCATTGTAAGAAGTCTGTTTCCAGTTTGTGTAACCACCTGACCAAGAAGTCAGAAAGGCAATACCAGAACCTTCTTCATTAGCAGGATCAAGTTCTGCATTAGAAACCAAGTGGACACCGATGACTTTGTTGTTGTCATCTAATTGCGCAAAGTGAGCCATTAGATTGTTATACCGCCGTTTCCTGTCCAGTAATAATAGGTATATCCACCAGAAACAACGCGAGTTGGAGAACCTGTAGTGCTGGCAGCTGTGTAAGTTCCAGAAGTTCTAAAGATTACAATTCCTGAACCACCATTACCATTTGTGCCAGAAGAGTTAAGCGCTCCACCGCCACCGCCTGTGTTAGCTGTTCCGTTGGCTGAAGCGCGGTTAGCTCCTCCACCACCGCCAAGTGCGTAGGTCATTGTTGCACCTGTAAATCCGTTACCACCACCAGCGAAGTAATAATTGCCACCTGATAATTCGCCTTGAGAAGTAGCTGCACCCATTGCATTTATCAAAGTGTTATAAATACCCACTCCACCATTTGCGCCATCTGTTACGTTACTTGATGGACTTACAGCCCTGCCGCCACCACCAGAACCACCTGCTCCTGTGTAAGGTTGTGAATCTGCTCCTGCATAACCATAATAATTAGTTGCGCCTGTGCCAGTTTGTGTTGTTGCGCCACCCACAGTTCCACCAGAACCACCACCGCCACCGCCGTTACCACCTGCATGTCCAGCAAAACTTGGTGAGCCAGAACGACCGCCACCACCGCCACCACCAACTGCTACGGTTAATGAACCGAAAGAAGAATTTGTGCCATCGGAAGATTGAACTCCGTCAGCTGATGATTTTGCTCCGCCTGTACCTACGGTAACTGAATAAGTGTCGCCTCTGTTCAGGACTTTTGACTCAAATGTAATAACACCACCTGCGCCACCACCGCCTGATGCATACGATCCTGCGCCGCCACCGCCAGCAACTACAAGAATGTCAGAAACAAATGCAGGTGGAGCACCTACGCTTAAAGTTCCAGCAATTACGTTTAGCATTAAGCAATTCCACCTACGACATACCATGTATCCGTTGCAGTCTTAATGCAGACTGCTGTTTTGTATTGAGCCAAAGTTGGAGAAGCTGCTACCGCACCTGCTGAAAGGACTGTGGTAGTGCCTGAGGTAACTGCTGAGATTGTAACTGCTCCTGCGCCTTTGTTGAGGACTGTGATTGCTGTGCCTACTGGGAACGCTACTGAGGCGTTTGTAGGAATCTTAAAGGCTATTGCTGTCGCCTTGTTCATGGGTACTAGGACTTGGTACTGATCGTCTAGGACTGCTGTGTAGTCAGCCGTAGCGTCTGCATCGACTGTGAAGGCGGTCAGCGAGTTATAGACCGCTGCTGTTAATACATCGCCTGTTGCGACTGGAAAGGTTGCCATGATGCTCCTAGTAACTCAAAGTTGATTGTCCGATTATACCGTAGGTACTGCTGCCTATAATGAATCCGTCCACTATAGGTTCGAGCGTGGTGATTGTGACGCTCATCTTGTTAGGTGTTATGTCCCAAGCAAAGCCCTGCGCTTGGAGTGTTTTGCTGATTGTGCTGCCTTCTTGCGTCACGTTTGTGATTGCCAAGTTGTTGAAGTAATCCAAGCCAATCATAGTGTCGGTTGGAACTGCTGGGTCTAAGAGATCAACGGTCATCTCGTCAATGCGGATTGTGGTCTCTTTGCGAGTATTTACATAATTTGCTGCTGCACCTGCTACCTGAGTATCTGTCTCAGCTACAAGGTTTTCCTGTGTCAAAGAATGTGGGAAGTATTTGTCAATAGAAGCCTGAGAGATGACGTTCTGTGCTGTGCCGCCTACCCGATTGAACTTGACATCGTTGATGATGAGCTTGTCATCGAAGGCGTACTTGAGGTTCTTGTATGGGATACCTGAAGTCTGATTAAAGGCTGTGGCTGTATTGGCCAGAGTGCTGGTGACTTGGCTTCGAGACTTAAAGATAGCCGTACCGTCAGGGCTCATGTAGAACGCACCTAGACCTTCTGAGAACTCTACGTTTTTCACTGCCTCAAGGGTTGTGCGAATAGTGGCTGGGTCTGCTAAGCAGGTTGCATCGCCTGTTGCGATAGATCGCATAGACACAGGCCATTGCACGTCATCGAGAATCTTGCCTATGCGTGTGCCTGTTGTCTGCCCTGCTGGAGTTGTAGGCACAGTGCCTACGTTAGCCATCTGAAGAAGGCGGAAGCCATCTGTGCAAAGGATATCGACATAGGCAGTCTCTTGTCCTTGAGGGAAGGTGTACTTGTAGTCATTGACATAGCCTGAGAATAGGAAGTGCTGAGCTGTTGAGGTTGTAGCTGCTACACGCAACTTACGCAACGGCACAAGGTATGGGTAGTAAGGCGATGAGGTGTTCTGTGGGTTGAACGCACCTGTAGGGTCTAGGACTCTCACAATGGCTGTGCCAGCCTCGTAGGTGTCCTTCATGATATTGCGACCACGGCGGATTGAGATTGAATACACGTTAGGAGTTAAATCAACTGTAGGGATAACTACGTCAGATGCACCGAAAGTATTGACCCCGATAACGCCGTTATCTGGTGATCCTATGACGAACCCTGCTCCGAAAGTTGCACCAGAGCTAAAGTCGAAAGTAACCGCTATCTGTGCAGGTAATGCCATTACTCAAAGCCACCAGTTCTACGGTTCACATAAGTCTGGTTGCCAGTAGAAAGGCTTTGTTGCATAAGGTTCTTTGCAATTGTGTTGGTCAAGTCTCCATCGCCTGTAATCTTTAACTCGATTACTTGCGGAGCCATTGCTGCTGCAACTACTGGGCTAAAGCCTCCTGATGCTCCTGCGCCTTGTGAGACTAGCTGAGAGAATGATCCTGAAGCAGCCATTTCTGACGGCGTAGGCATTGGCGCTGCTGAGGCGTTACTACTTGGCACGCTAGGCGTAGTAGAGCCTGTAAGGACTGCCGCTGCCTTGTTAGCGATATAGGAAAGGTAAGCATCTAGGTACTCAAAAGGATTCTTAGCGTTAGGCAAGGCTGAAAGAAACTTAGACAAGTTGCCTGTGGAATCCTGTGCCTTAAGAATCTCGTTAGTCAGTCTTGCCGCTAAATCAGTATTGCCGTTAAGCAAAGCTAATTGAGCCTGTAAGCGAATCTTTTCTTCTTCTGAGATTTTACCCTTCAAGGCAGCAACAATCTGAATCTGATCTAAGTCAAAGACTGTGCCAGCCTTCTTGAGTGCAGCTTGCTTCTTTAATTCTGCTGTGTTGTTCTTAGTAGCCTTTGCAAGAACTGTTGAAGACTTAATCTGTGTCTGTGAAAGTTTGTTTAATGGCTGGGCAATAGCAGAAGGATTTAACTTCTGGACTATCTTGCCGTTAGGCCCAAGTAAGCCACCAAAGGTAGTGATGAAATCCAAGCCCTTATAGAGCTTAGTAAGTGCGCCTACTGCAAAGCCGACTGCTGTAGTAATGCCATTAATTGCCTTCGCTACGTTGTCAATTGCTCTGACTGCGTCCTGAACTTCTGATCCACCGCCTGCCATTGCTAGGGCATTAACTAGACCGCCACCAATAGTCTCCTTGGCATTATTGGCTGCAACTGTGAGGACATCGAGCTTGTAAGCATAAGAGTCTAGGTAGGCTTGATTAGCGCCAGCAAACTGAGCATTGAGGATAGTAAGAACCTCAGCGAAGGACTTAGACTTTAACTCTGTCTGGCTAAGTCCTGTGTTGTACTTCTTAAGTCCACGAGTGATTCCAACGTAACCGTTAGCCAAGTCCTGAACTACTGTGGCAAGGTCAACGCCTGAACCGCGTGAGATTGAAAGAGCATCGTTGAGTAGCTTGTAACTTGTGCCTAAATCTTTTGTGGTTGTGAGTAGGGCTTGAAAGGCTGGACGAAGCACGTCATCAGCAACGCCAGCGGTAATCTCAAGCTCTCTAATGAACTTGGTAATTTGTGGGTTAGCATAAGCAAGTCCAAGATTATCTACTGCATTGGCAAGGCGAATAGCCGCTGCTTCATCAGCTGCAAAAGCCTTGACTGCGTCCTTGCTATAACGAATTAAAGCGGCAGAACCAAGGGCTAGACCTAAGCCTTTACCTAACTTTACAACGTCCTTCTGTAGCTTCTGTACTGCGGTATCGGCCTGCTTGAATGCCTTCTTGCCTGTGAACTCCGCAGCAACGTCAATTCTTAAATCTGCCATTAGACCTTGTCCTTCATTGAGTCGAAGTTAGCTGCTGCCTTTTCAATAGCCTTTACTACGCCATCTTGAGCCTTGCCACGATCATCTTCAAAGGCTCTAAAGATTGCGCGACCAGTCATCTTCTGACCTTTGCCTACCAACTGACCGCCAAGGTTAGGAGTAAAGTTTCCAACGACTCCTGACTTGCGTCCTGCTGTTTCGTAGATAGCGCCAGCAGCACCTTTGTTAAAAATAGAAGCAAGTGCCTGAAATCCTCGACGGTTCGGCTTGCTAGGTGTTGACTTAAAAGTGATGCCCTTACGAGCCTCTTGGTAGTCATAGGAGCGATTAGCCCAACGCCCACTGGCATTAGGTCGCTTCAACCAACCGCTAGGAGCTGCAGCGTTGGAAGGCAAGAAGCCTCGTGCATTAGCAACTACTGGCTTAAGAAAAGAGGCAATCTCTTTGTTAGTCTCTTTTGCAAGAGTTGGCTCTACTTTAGCAAGAGCCTTACGAAGTGCGTTTGCGCCTTGCAGTTTTACTGGCATCGCTACGCTCCTTCGCTAAGTCTTTCAACACATCTATATGTGCCTTGAATACCATCGGCGGTAGTTCGACAATGGTTTGGAAGGGAACTCCATACTCGTAACTCAAGCGAGTTGCGAGATAGGTGAGGGAGTTCCGATCTACCCTAAAGGGTCAGACTCTAAGACCTCAACTGACTTGAGAGTCTCAAGGAACTGTTCCCCGAAAGGTTTGACTGTTTCACCCGAACGTCTAATTGCTTCCCAGCACAGCCAGTAAACATCTGACTGCTTCTGATCTTCAATCAAGGCTTTATGAAAGCCCTTTTTGGCGTATTGCTCAAAAGCGTATTCAATCAGTGGAGTAATCTCGTACTCTGTTACTGAGTTGTCTGCCCTTGTTACCTTGAGTTTTGCCATTTTAGCCCCTGACTTAGTTGGTTAGAAAGTACCTGTTGTAGCAACTG